TCGTTATTATGAATTATATTTATTAGTTTGTCAAGATACCATCTAGCTTTTTTCAAATCTTCTAGTGGCTTTCCCTTGTAATCGTATCTCCACATGTACTTTACAACATTAGCTTTTAAGTAACCAAGAAATTCTTTGTCACTCATTGATGCTTGTATCGCATCTATACATTCAATCCCATGTTTATTATAATGCTTGGGATTATTAACATTATCGTATTGATTTATATGCGTGTCCATATTCTTTGTCCTTTCTTTTTTCACGAAACTCTTTTAGTGTGTCACACTTAACTGCCTTTATTTTATAGGGTGGTTTAACTTGTTCATATATTTTTTCAACATGAGTTTCACAACCATTAAAAACTTCAGGCAAAACTTTTGAATATATTCTATCATTATACTCAATCCAAACTGTAATTAAAAAATAATTAAACATAGTTTATCCAGTAATATATAATAGAATAAATAAAGTTAATAAAAAAAGTGCTATTAATTTATCTCTCATTATCTAATCTCCATTGGCATTGGTACAACACATTGTTTTTCTTGTACTGGTACATACTTAGGGTCAAGTGGTACACCTTCAATTAGTTTTTGTCTTATCAAATGATGTTCCCAACCAATACATATATAGCCAGTTCTTCTGTGTTTACCTCTATCAATATCTCTAGCTTTGAATTCTTCGTCAGCTATCACACTAGCATTTTTACAGTCAGGTAATTCTCTGACAAAGAGTTCAACATCACCTACTGGTGAAGAGAAAGTTAGATATAAAGCTACCATTTCTTTTATCATTTATCTAGTTCCTTTGTTACACATTTTTGTTTGTAATACACATTGCCCAAGAATGTGAGACTAGGGTTCTGTGGCTCTGGTTTTTTCTTACCAACATATTCCCATACACAAGTCATAGTCTTGTTATTGTTTGCTCGTTGGTGAAAAAAGTCAATGTTATCAAGGGTATAGATGTTAAATACTATACCAAGTATTAATGTTTCAACTCCCATTATTATTCCTTTCTATTATTAATATACATATACAACTTGTGGTAGTGGTGTATAATCTATTCTTCTATCCACATGAATAAAAGTTCTTGCCACTCCTACAGTCCAACCTAAATCTATTGCTCTTTTAATTAAGTCTTTTCTAAAGACTGAATTAGGTATGGCAATATCAACTGCACAAGTATCTGTGTTCCATTTGTCATTACCAATTTTATGGAATGAGTTAGGACTTGCAGGATAGCCACGACTTTTTAACCAGTCGTTGTGTTCTTGTGAACGACAACAAGAAGTTATCTGTAATGGTTCACCCATATTATCTCTTAAATTTATTAAACAATTTAAGAAACCTTCAGCTAAAATAATATCTTTAGATGTAGGACATTGTAATTCCTTTTCACTAAAGTATTTATTTTCGTAGTAGTTTAATGTTTGCATTATCTATTTCCTTTCTTAGTTCTTTAATTCTTTTATAAGAATTATATAGTTGTTTATTTAATGTTTGTATTTCTTGTATGTATAAGTTTTTGTTTATCATTTTTTACTTACCTTTCATAAATACTTATAAAACAATTATACACTTTTTGTTTTTTATATGTCAAATTAAAACTACAATAGTCAAATTACTGACACTTATGTGTTGTAATTATACAACAAACTATCTTCCTCTCCAATCTCTTTTGTCACCTCTTGGTGTTGTTATTTGTTTCTCACAATCATAGCCACTATGTGTAGTGATAACCATTTTTTCTTTATCAGTACAAGTATAGTAACATTTAACAGAGTCTTCACCAAAGAATGGTTCAACTATTTTTTCTTTTGTCAGTCTACAAATAACAGAGTATTGGTTTCTCTCATCATAAAGTTTACCTTTACCAGTCCACTTATAACTCCAACTCTTTGCATCAACAACAAGAAATAAATATATCATAGTAGTTAATATGATTTTAATAATCATCATCTAACTCCAGAAAATCTTGATAGTCTTGCAACTCTTCTCGTGTCATAAGATTGACAAGTATTGGTGTGTCTTCACCTATGTATGCACCTTCAATGTTGAAGTCTATAAATTCTCTAGCTTCATCATAAGACATATCGTCCCTTTTAACCAGTTTGGTTATCATTTTGTGCTTATCATAGATAAATACATCTACCATACCACTGCGTGTGCCTACACCTATGATGCAGTCATCATAATCATCCCATATTTTCATTACTCATTCTCCTTCACTACATCTTTAAGTTTTGATGTATCAAATTCATATAATTCAGTAAGTCCATCATTAGAGCAGGAAGTAGTATAAGGTACTGGACATGACCCTAACCATTCATCAAACTCTTTCATTGTAATTAATACTTTCATTACTCACTCCTTTCATAAGCATGTGTTACATTTATATCAATTCTATCATCCATAGAATTATCAACACTTTCTATGTCTAATATGTTTCCATCATCCATGTAGCAACCCACATATAAATCTGGGTCACAGCATTGTAATAGTCTTATAAGTTCTTTTACTTTCATTACTCAATCCTTTCTATTGTTAAAGAGTGTCTATACTCAGGTTCAGTATTAGCATCTATAAACTTTGTTTGTATTTTTAAGCCATACTTTTTTAATAAAGTATTAATAATTTCTATTCTCTCTTTAAATATTTCAGAGTCATAGCTATCATTAAAACCTATTTCTATTAGGTCTTCTATCTTAATGAGTTTAATAAATTCATATGCTTTCATCTATCTCTCCTTTCTTTCTAAATGAAAATCAAGTATCTCACATACTTTATCTACAGTTTCACACCATATGTCTTCGTACTTTTCTTTAGTTATCCAGTTACCATTGTCTTCATCTATTTCATAAGGTGATTCATTATAAACATCACCTATATGTTTATCAAACATAATGGTGGCTAACTCACAGTACAAAGCTACATAGTCTTCAGATTTTATTATAGGTTTACTCATCTTCGTACTCTCCTCTCTCGCACTCTATTGTTTCTTGCAATGGTTGTTGCATTGCAGTTAATATTATATGTTGAGCAGACGCAACTGAAGGTGCAGTATCGTGTATAAATTGCACTGATACATCTGCTAAGGCACACGCAATGTCAAATCCGTGTGTCTTTCTTTTGATATGTTTGTTAATTACTTTTGCTAAGTCTTCAGCCACAATGTCCACATCAAACTTTGCATCTGTAACTTTAGATTTCTTTTTCTTTCTAGTTTTAAAATCAATTACATCACACATAGTCATAGTCCTTTCTGCCATTTATTTATTAATGCAAATAAATTATTTGCACACTCTTGTCTACCATAATGAATGAAGTCATCTTTGTTTTCACAAAATTTCTCATCATACAATTCAGTATTTTCTATTTCATTTCGTAACCATAGTTTTATTTTATATAAAACTATAGTTTCTTCTTCTATTAATTTATTATTTGATATAGTCATAGCTATACTCCTTTCATTTTAGTTACTGTATCATAGAATCTTGGATTCTCCAAGATAAATTCTTCACCATCTTGATAAAATGTAATCTCTTCATTATCATAGGCATCATCAATGATGAACTCGTCCACACCCATTTCAAGTAACTGATTCTCAGTCATTTGTCTGCGTGTTTCTTGCGTCACATTTATTAATATAAACTTTTTATTGTTCATAGTTTATTCCTTTCTAATTCTTCAAGATGATTTACGAGCATATCCAAACCATCACACACACCTTTATATTCTGCTTGTGTTTGGCTATCATTTACCCATTCATCATCATCTTTGATATCTATTGCTATGTTTTTTATTTTCTCTAATGAAACTAAAAATGGTGGACTATAATTATCTTCTTTAAATAGTTTTCTTAGCTTTGCATTATCTAGTAAGTGATAATATAAATCGTCAAATAAATTTGCATCTACTATACCCTCATCAGATAATTCCATTATGTCAAATAAACTTAAATCTAAAACTTTAGATATGTGTTTTGTGTTAGCTTCTTTCATAGTTATACTCCTTTGTATCTGTCCCAAAGTTTTGGGTGTTTGTTTTTCATAGCTTGGAATAATCCTTGCCCATTATAATTGCCATACTTATCTTCATTGTCAATAAGTATGTCTGCCAATGCGTGTAAATCACTTACACACATACCTTTAATAAGTGTTGCCACTTTTCTTATGTCCCTTTTAGACATAGTGTTCATTGAGCCAATCATATTATACTCCTTTCTAATCTGCGAACTCATCTACGATTTTAAATCTTTTTATGATAACATCTCGTATTAAATCTTGTAATGGAAACGAGTACCCACTTCTATCAAGTGGTATTTCAATCTTGTCTTGGTCTTGATAAGGGTCATACTCATTAAGTATGATGTCAGTAATCTCCATAGACAATTCATTGGCATCATCATAATCTTTTAGTTTTCTTTGCATAGTCATAGCTTTACATCTCCACTATTTCATAGTCTTGGTGTTCATCTTGAAGATATTCTAAAGCATCTTCAAGAAACTGAGTTTTATCAAAGTAAACTATTTTATCTTGCTCATCATCATACTGAATGTATTGATTGATGTCTATATTATTTTCGTCATCCATAATTATATTCCTTTCTTTATGGTAGTGGTAACACTTGATTGCTATGCCATAAACCATACATAGCTAAACCAAATGCTAATATTAATTTTAATAATAATCTATCGTACATATTCATCTCGCCATTCAGGTGTAGACCCTACAAGTTCAGCACCTGCACCTATGATTTCATTGATGTATGCATCTCCATACTCCCACGAACCATATGTGAATGGTGAACGACACGCAGTGTACCACCTTGCGTAAGGGTTTTTCTTTTCATTGTCTGCACTTTGATAGGTCTTCAATACTACCCATTCAAAGTCTTGAAATTTATATCTTGCATAAGGTGAATTCACCTTTACAGTCTTACCAAATTTATTTTTTGCCATACTTTTTCTCCTTTTGTTGGTCAAAATGTTTGTCAAGTTTCTTAAAGAAACTCTCGTTAATAATGTCTGACAGTTCAGCACACACATTAGGTGGTAGGTCTGAACTGCCATATAGTTTTATGGAACTACTCATCATCAGTAACTCCACACCTAGCCATAATGTATGACCTTGCGTCTTCTTCTTTGTGATAGCCAAACTTTTTGACTACCTTTTTAAGAATATCTGACATTGCCCAACCCCTAATTTTAGGGTCAGCTTTGCCTTGAGCCATTAGTTGCTCAATATATTTGTGTAATAATTCATTATTCATAATGAACTCCTTTCGTGTTGTTATTATTTACTAAGTTGTTGCAGTTTTTCTGCAAAGTTTTCCCAATCTTTGGTCAACTTGTGTCTGTGTACTGGACACTCTATGTTTTGGATTACTTTCCAAGAGAAGTCTGCCCAAGCATCAGCTATAAGTTTTTGTTCCATAGCATTATCCTTTCTGTTTGTGGTTAATATTACATAAATAAATACTACTTCATTATATTCAGTAGTATTTTTTATGGTTGCTCACTTGCTCTATGCTCTTGTATATCTTCATCAAGAAGATTGTACAAGTATTCATTTGCAAATTCGTCATAGTATTCTGCTTCTTCAGATGTCAAATGTACTTTGTACTTTTGCCATACTCTGTCTATGATTTCATTAAAGAGTGTCGCAACTACCAATCTGTCTGAAGCGAACTCTTCAAAGTTAAACTTGGTGATTCTCTCACCATTGTAGATGAATGTACTTGTTTCTTCATCATACAATCTAGCAAGATGATATTCTATTTCAGAATATAAATCTTCTTGCATTTGTAAATGTTGATTTGACATAGTCAAACTCCTTTCTTTTTGTTATGCCACATAATATATCTGGCTTGTTTGTCTACCTACAAAATGTCTTTTTGAAAGTAGAACTTGACTAGCTTTAGCTAGTGGTTTCTTAGAGTGAGCATCAACAAAGCTACTGTACTTATAAGGATTATAAGTAGCTAACTTGATAGGGAAGTTAGGTTCAAACTCACTCACCCAAGTGCCTACAACATATGCGTGGACATTCTTTTTCTGCTCACGCAACACTCGTTGTCTGCCTTTCTCTGACACTTTGAACTGTGCATCAAACAATGGCACACAGTTCTCGTGCTTGATTACTCTACCATAGTTCTCTTTCTCAAGAGAAACGATAGAGTAACATTTCTTATGTAAGTTATAGTAAACTTTAACTTTCATAGTATTTTCCTTTCTAATGTGGGTTAATTCTGAAGTCCTTTAGCCAATCAGATAGCCATTGAACTTGTTCAAACTCACCCACCTTTGATTGTAATTTATTATTAGAACTTTGCCATAAATCCTTAGAGGATTTTTCTAAATCCCAACCTATTTTTTCAAGTTCTTCAGCCATAGCTTGGAACTCAGGGTTAAGTTTTTCAAGTCTAGCTTGAATCTTTTCAACCCTTTCGTCTATGTCATCAGGTAATGCTGACACATATGTTATTGTTTTAATTTTTCTAGCCATATCAAACCCCTTTCAGCTAGGTTAATATAAATACTACTTCATAATATTCAGTAGTATTTAATTAAAGGGTAACTAGAAACTTGAAGTGTTTCCACTCGTCATCTTTATCCACCTAATACTGTTAAGTATTGCAAGTACCTTTACTCTAGTTACCTTTTAATTAAATAAAAGGTGGTGCAGTTTAATGCTTTCACATAAGGTCTGCACCTTACCTATACACATAGCATACCACCTTTCGTAATGCAAGGTTTAATTTATTTAAAAACTGACATTCTTACTTTAGTAAGGTTGCCAATATTGAAAAGGTTTTTGAATGAGTCAATCAATCTAGTGATTGAAAATTTATCATTCACTCTCATTTCGTGGATTGTGTGCTTACCTTGTGTCTGCACAAGAACTTCTTGAGTGTTTGCACACTCATCTTGCACAATGATTTCAGTACCTTCAATGTCTGCAATCAGTCTATGACAACTTGACGCAGTCACATCAAAAGGTTTAGTCGTTATCTTAATGTTACCATAGGTAAAAGTAATGTTTCCATTTTCGTTAGTTTCTACCTTTGGTAGTTCTGAGTAGATTTTTTTCTTTGCTACTCGCAAAACTAGATTGTTAGCAACCATAGTTTCCTTTCAGTTAGTTAATATAAATACTACTTCATAAATTCAGTAGTATTTATTATTAGTGTTGGTAAATTGCAACACTCTTTGCGTTAATATTTGAACCACTACAGAGAACGCAGTTCTCACAAGTAGTTCGCTTTCCTGCTTCCTTAGAAGCTGGACAAAGAACTTCATTTTGTTTGTCAAGTTCTTCGTTCTTTTGTAGGACTCTAAAAGTCCTAAATCCTTTAGACCAAAACTGTTTGGATTCTTCGTAAGAATCTGCAGACATCATGCATTGGTCAGCTCGTACATCTGCACTAGCTATGCTAGATTGATGAGTGTAGCCAGTATGCTTCTTAGCTTTGGATAGTAAACTATCCCAGATGTAAGAAGGTACTGCACTTGGGTCGCCATAAGTACCAAGTCTTATGACTTGATTTTCGCCTAGACTTTGTATGTCTTTATGGTGTTTAATTACAGAGTAATTACCTTTCTTAAATGCTCTGTAAGTTGCCAAGACACCTTGATATAACTTGACATAGCAAGTTCTATCCTTAGCTTGTTTTCTGTCTGGGTCATTCGTAGGTGTACCCCTATGCTTACAATTCCCACAGATTGAATAATCTGCACCAGTTTTACTGGCAAGTCTTGGGTCTATATCACTACGAATGATATAGGTCTGAGCCATATTGCCCGTTTTTGTGTTTTTACTTCCATTGAAGTAAATAACTACAATATCTTTACCATCAATCAAAGATTGACCTTGATATATTATCGTACCATTACTCATAAAATCCCCTATATTCTTGCCAAGTTCTCTTGGCAATTTTGATAACTATGTTATCACTTATTGAATTATTTA